TGATCAATTCTTCTTTGCGCTTCTCTGGCGCCAGCTTCAGAAACACCAACCGTGAAGCCTTTTAAAAGTCTAAAGTCTCCACCACCTAAAAATTTAGGTATTGGAATTGTAATATCTGGTAATGAAAAACTTATTTTTGAAAGCTTTATTAACATTTCGTCTTTAAAGTTTGCAAGTCTAGTAGTAATCTCGTCAAAGTTAAGTTTACTAAATAGACCTTTAATATTGGACCACAGATCATCTACAAGTGCTGTGATAGAGAACCCTCTAAATTTTTCTGCTAATTTATCAAATCCTAATTTTTCAAGAAAGAATGCTGGTAAACCAAATATTAAAACATCTAAACCTGCTGTGATTCCCTTTATAATACCTAAAACGCCGCCTTCAAGAGCACCTAATAATTTCTGAAATATTCCACCTTCGGCATCTACAAATCCAGTAAATGCGCCTTTTATAAAATCAAATAGTGTAATTAGTGGTGCAAGGAAAGTAAATCTTGCAAATACTTGAACTGCTCTTAATAATGCTCCTATAGGTTTAAACACGAATGAAAGTAATGATCCTATTTTTGCAAAGAAAGACCCTACTGATCCTATAGCCTTTCCAATTTTAGCAATCTTTTCTGTTACTCCACTAAATAACATTCTAAACATATCGCCTAAAGTAGCAAAGAAAGTATTTGATTTTATAATATCGACTGCTACATTAACACCTTTACTAACTAAACGAAATGCAGCTCCTATTGAATCAGCAATTGCAGGAAATATTTTAAATATTTTAGTAAATCTTTCAGATAAAAAGAATGCTTTAAGATACTTATCAAAACCAGTAAGTTCTGCAACAAGCGCTAAACCTACACCAGTTATAATACCTGTGGCAACCTTTAAGAAACCACCTATTCCTAACATAATGCCACCACGACTTTGCTCTTGTATGTTTTGATTATTGTCTGGTCTTATAGGCACACCATCTCCATCACTAGCTTGTGGTATATTATCTAACTTTTGATTTTTTAAATAATCAAAGTAAGAGTCAAACTGATGATTTAAAAAATCTATACTCTTTAAAATTTCTCCTAATATTTTATTATTTTCTTTTTCATAGTTTGTAGAAAATAAACCTGTTAATAGACCAAATGCTTTACTTAAAGGTGCCGTAACTATATCTTTAAATATTTTACCTAATCCTGTAAAGATGCCCATTACTGAGTCTTTTACTGTTGAAATAAGTCTTGCTACTAATCTATATGGTGCAGTCACTGCTCTCATAATAGTGTTTGTTATATTACTAATTGCTCTTGTGAGAGGATTATCTGTAAGTGCACCAATCAACAAACCTAAACCAGGCAATTTAATCCCTGCTCTTTGTATGGAACTTAATGATTGTGATATATCAGATATACCTTTTTCAAGCGTTATCTTAATATCACGATGACGTTTTGTTGCATCGTCATTAGTTTCATTCAGTGTCTGTATCACTTTAGTTAATGTAGCCATAGGATCCTATCCTTGATTTTGGTTCTTTATTCTTTCGTTTTCTTTTTCAATATAATCAACTAGCATACCTATATAAATTTCTCTTTCCCATGGTAACATACTTTCAATTTCAGTCAAAGAATATTTGTGTTCTTGCATCAATAAAAAATTTGTTTTATAATAATTTACTAAATTATCATGAGAAAGAGCCACTAAAAAAAATCATCTATACCACTTAACACCATTGTATTTTCAGTTTCACAACCACCACAAACAAATTTTATTTCTTTTTCAACTCTTGGCATATTTTCAACATATTCTTTTACCTTAGTAAATTGTTCAGTATTTAAAGATTCAATAAAATCATTTACTTCAGTATCGGAAACATCTTTAAGCATAATATTTTCTTCTTCAGTTTCAATTGATTCCATACATTTACCAATAAGTATAAAAGTTTTTTCTGTTTCAGTTAAATTATTATCTTCAAATTTAAGTACATCATTAAAATTTGGATATTTCATAGATAATGTAATATTTTCTTCAAGTTTAATATCTTTTTCTACTATTCTATCTTGTTTTACTTCAATATCATCTAATCGCACTGCAATTTCATTGGTCTTTTCGCATTGCTTACATTTTATACCGAGTTGGCTTACTTCACCTACAGACTTTGATCTAATCATAATAAACATATATTCAATATCAAATAATGTAAGTTTACTAGAATCAAATTCATCTTGTACACATGAAGAAATAGTATCAACTACTGCATTTAATGAAGCGGCTTTATCTTGTGATTCAAGAGCCATCATCAATACTTTTTCTTCTTTTACCAAATAAGGTCTAAATTTTACATTTTGTTTAGACGAAGGTATAATTAATTCATACTTTGGTTTATCATTTAACTTTGGCAGCGCCATATTTTCATCCTCATTTCATTTAATTATTAGGGTTTTTATAAACACCTTTCCAGTTATTATAAGAGAGTTGTATATTTAATTCACTAGTACCACCTTGCTCATTACTAAATTCTATTGCGTTTACAAGTGTAGGAAAAGCATCTATTAAAGTGCACTCGTAAACCTCTTCATTAGCATTATTTAACTGATATATTGTAACTTGTCTAGTATATCCAGATCCGGGTGTTGAACCATATTTGTATTCTAATTCGTATGTATCAAAATCCACAGATAAACCAGTCCAATAATCAAAATATCTTTTAGCATCATATGTATTTGTGAGCATAAATGTAATTGATATATCGTCAATTAAAAATCCATTTGCAACTTTTTCAGCTTTTGGAATGCCTATAACTCTTTCATTTACACTTATTGATCTACCAGGAAGATTAATGTTTCTACACATAAAATTTAGCTGACTTGATGTTATATCTGGTAAATCTGTAAATGTAGGTAATTGAACTCGAAATAAATTATTTCTTGCTAAGCCAGCTTTAAGTGAAGATTGAAATGCATTAATATCTAACATTAGATCATTTTCCTTGATGCTCTATATACTGCAGAACCACTGGATTTATTCCAAGATGCAGTTGGAAGAAATGTTGCTATCTCCCATTCTGGTGAATCAACCTTTGCATATCTACTTCTTACATTTGAATTTAAATAGTGCTTTACACACGGTTTAAAATATCTTAGATTAGACGCACTCTTTAATTGTTGATATTTTATATTAAACTTTGTTGACTCATCAAACCGTTTATTATTTGTTGTATCCATAAGACCATCAAGTAATTTAGCCCTAAGTACAGGCGGTAAGTAATGTAAATTTAAACCAAGAAAGCCTTTTTCAGCTGGTCCAATTGGTATCACTAATGGAAATCCATCATAATATGGCAACTTATCTTTATGTTTTGGATCATAGAAAAACATATACATATTGCCAATAACAGCTCTATTTTCAAGCGTCAACTCTTCATCTCTCAATAGTTGATTTCTATTGATTCTACGCATTGCTCCGCCACGTAAAGCACCAATTCTTTTTCTAAACCAATCTCTTGATTCTTGTGTCCGAGGGTTAATACCTGCTCTAAACGCTTCGATCTCAAGATTCTGAAATATACTTGCCATTGTAGTATTTATAATGATTTTTTAATTTTTTTCATCTTCGGAAGACTCTTCATCTTAGACTGCTTTGGCATTATGCCCATACTTTGTAGTGTCTTTTCTGTCCAAATCTGAAACTCCCAATTTCTATCCTCAGCAAAGTTTTTAGCAGCTTTCCATTTATTCATATTCTTAACATAAGTCATACCCTCATTAATATATCTTTTAGTTTTTCTTCCTGTAAATTTTGGAGGAATTGTTTGACTATCTGGTTTAATTTCTACAATAATAGTCTTACCATCTTTAAATGTTATCTTTAGATCAACAAAGTAACGATGATATTTTTTATCGACTTCATAGAAGTATGGTACTACAACTTCTTCAGATGCCCAAGTTTTTATTGAAGGATTATTATCACACCATTTAAAACAGTGTCTTTCCCACATAGATCTGTAAATTACATTATCTGGATCACCACGATATTTTGATCTGTACTTTACTTTATATTTTCCTTGGTATGTTTTCATAATACTTTCATTTTAATTATATAAATAAGAATAAGATAATTCTATTTATTAGGAATAATTTAGATGGTTAATAACGCTCGTGGAACATACATGTTCCCTATTGAAAACAGAGATAAGTATAAGGCATATATTAGATTTACGCCTATAATTAAAAATGGACCGACTTACCAAACTAGGGCTTCTGCATCAGAAACACAGTCTTCTAGTGATAATGTATCTACTGCCAGAGAAATTTCTATAGAAAAAGCCGCTAAATCGGTAATTGAAAACTCATTTTCAATTTTTAATAATTCAGGAATTACTAAAGCTACCGAAAGCCGTGGCAATCAATCGGTTGCTCTATATATGCCTACACCAATTACAATTCAAGATGGCGTAAGCATAGAAACGGCAAGCCTTGGTATTTTAGGTGAGGGTGCTTCAAGAGCAATGGATGCCGGCAGTGGTATTGCTGGAGCAGTAGCAAGTGCTATTGGTGAAGGAACGGGAAGTTTAATTGATACATTAAAAGGAAACTTAACTGGGTCTGCTGCAGCTCTTGGTGCTAGTCGTTTAGCTGCGGGATTGCCGGGTCCTGGTACTGATGCTGTTAGAGGATCCTTAAGAGTAACACCTAATCCTAATACTAGAATGATTTTTAGAGCAGTTAATATTCGTGAATTTTCATTTGATTTTAAAATGGTTCCAACAAGTAAAAGAGAGCAAGAAGAGATTAAAAATATTGTTTCATTCTTTAGGACAAATCTTTATCCAGAAACCATTAAACTTGAGGGAACCGGCGGAGCAAGTATAGATGCTGGCTATAAGTTCCCTAATTTATTTGAAATAAAATTAATGTACGATGGAAAAGATTTAGCAAAAGATAATCCTAATTTAAGTTTTAAATATATGTATCTTAAATCCTTTACTGCATCATATAATTCTACTGGTGGTTTTTATAAAGATGGCGAATTTAATGAAGTTTCTATACAAGTATCATTTGCTGAAGAATTTACTTTAAATAAAGATGATGCTAAACTTGGAATAACTAGTAAAGCAACAGCAGCTGCTAAAGCTAGAACAGAAGCGGTATTGGCTGATAGAGCCCGCGGAATTAATAGAGGATTTTAATTATGACTTTTTTTGCAGGATTTCCAGAAGTTATATACAAATATGGCAATGAGAAAGAATTTAATCTTGCTCAGAACCTTTCTACATATGTAGATATAATTGATAGATTTAAAGATAATTCTTCAATGTACACTTTCTATAGTTTATATGACGGAGAAAGACCAGATCAAATTTCTCAAAATCTATATGGTACTACAGACTATTATTGGACATTCTTTTTACTTAATGATAAACTAAAAACAAAAGGTTGGCCTTTATCGAACAAAAGCTTAGAACAATATGTTAAAAAGAAATATGACAACACTACTCTTACAACCAGAGATTATTTTTATGATAAATTTAAAGTAGGAGATTCTATTACTGGTCAAGAATCAACTGCAGTTGGAAAAATAATTTCAACAAATTCTAATCTAGGCACGATCACTGTAGAATCTACGCCAACTTTCACGCCAACAGAGACTATACAATTAGTCGGAGACCCGAGTAAAACCATTACTCTGCATTCTTCAAGTGCAGAGTATAATGCAGCAAGATATTATAAATCTGGTAATAATATCGTTGATATAGATCCTACAGTAGGACCTGGTGCGTCTTTAATTGAAGTAACAAATCTTGAATATTATAAAGAGGAAAATCAGGCAAATCAATCTATAAAAATTTTTAAACCTGAAGTTATATCAAGTGTTTTTGTTGCATATAAGAGTGCTCTTAGAGAGAATATCTAATGGCGGAAAAATCAAATCAAGAAATTAATGCAGAATTTCTTATTAGAAAAATTATAATAGAAAAGCAAAGTATTAATACAGAGTTTAATATAACCTCTGTTATTAATGAAGTTAATATATATGAACACGTTGATAAGCCATATTTAACAGGCCAAATAGTATTTGCTGACACAAATAGAATTATAGAAACTTCAGAAATTAGCGGAACCGAATTAGTCACTATTGAAATATCCACAACATTAGATAATGTTGATACAATTATCTCAAAAAAGTTTATTATAACTGAAATAGTACAGAGTGTAAAATCAAACGATAATACTGAGTTGGTTGGTATTAGTTTAATAGAGGATATAGGCTACTATTCAAGATTACTGAGAGTACAAAAACCATATAATGGTGTACCAAGTTCAATTATCAATAATATTCTTAGTGAATATTTAGGCAGAAGTGTTGCTAATATTGGAAGTAGTGAACATACAGATGGTAATATGAAAGTACTAGTTCCAAATATGACACCAATTGATGCAGCTAATTGGATAAAAGATAGAACATCTTCAGCAACAGGTCTTCCATATTTTTTATTTTCTACAATATGTGATGATCAGCTAAGATTTTTGGACTTAGAAAAAATATTAAATCTAACACCACTTAATCAATTTACACATGATTATACCTTTTCACAAGCAATTGGATCTGGATTTGAAGCTCAAGATCCTAGACAGTTTTACGCTATAAGAGATTTTAAATACACTAATATTGAAGATCAGTTAATGATGGCAAGAAAAGGATTTACTGGATCTACTTATAATTTTATAGATACAATAAAAAACAAATCTTATACCTCAAGAATTAATGCACAAGAAACCTTTGGTAGTATTCCATATCCACCTAGACAAAATCTTCCAATCTATGATGGTATAACATCATTTCCTGGTGGATCCATGCATAATTATGATACAAGCGAAATTAGTCAGTTAGCACCATCAAAGACTTTTGAAGACGGCTCTTTTAATTATTATGAGGCTTCTGGAACAGCATCACATATGTTTAAAGCAAAATCAAAATCTCTTAGACATTTCTTACATAAATCTTCAATAGACATATCAGTTCCCGGTAAAAACTTTTTACACAGGGGCATAAATAAATCAGTGGGCAATTTAATTAATATATCATTTAATTCTAATATATCAGATACTTCAAATTCTAGCCCAGATAACAATTTGGATAAGAAAAAAAGTGGAGCATATATGATATATGCTACTAGACACGTATTTCAAGAAAATGTTTATAATGCTGTTATTTCTTGTGCTAAGTTGGGTTATAAGCCCCGGTCGACTGGAGGTATTACGTGAGAAATAATAACTTAAAAACATTACAAGAAGATTATTATGGTGATCATTTTAGATGGTTTGTTGGTATAGTTGTAAATAACAAAGATCCTCTTAAGATGGGCAGAGTGAAAGTACGAATAAGAGGAATTCATTCCCCTGATGTTTCGCAAACACCAACAAATGATTTACCTTGGGCTCAAGTTGTAGTACCTTCAACTGAAGGCGGTATTTCTGGAATAGGAAAAATGCCTCAACTTCAACAAGGTTCACAGGTAGTAGGTTTCTTTATAGATGGTATTAGTTCCCAGTTGCCTATAGTTATGGGGTCTCTTCATCATTTTGAAAGAAAGAAAAATGCGACAAATAATGGAAACAGTAAAGAAGATGTTCCTTTAGATGGAGAAGAATCTACTAATGTTCAAGACGGCGAAAGCACTGATGGTCGTAAAATAGATTCTCAAGATTTGCCCGGTGGCTCAAATGGTGAAAAAATATTTAATTATTTAAAGAAACAAGGATTAACCGACGAACAAGCTGCTGGTGTAATAGGCAATTTAACAGCGGAATCAAATTTAAATCCTGCAGCATTAAATCCAAATGATGTAGGTAAACCAGCTTTTGGTCTTGCACAATGGAGAGGCTCCAGATATGAAGACCTTATAGAATTTTCTAATGATAACGGGCTAGATTATCAAACACTTGAGGCACAGTTGCCATTTATGATGCACGAATTAGAAACACAATCTTGGTTAGGATATGGTGCACTGCAAAATTCAACATCAGTATCTGATGCAACAAGAGTTTTTGAAACAAAATTTGAAAGACCCAGACCTGGCACATTTGGCAAAAGATTTAATTTTGCTCAAATAGCATACGATTTATACAGTAGTTCTTGATGGAGTTTATTTTATGTCTTTATTAAAAAATTCAATTAGCCAAGACGGTTTTAGTTCCATTTTAGGTGGAGTAAAAGAACAGACAAATATTTCTGAAGTTTCAGAAACTATTTCTAACTTAAGTGTTTCTAATCAATCTACATTAAATAGTGTAGTAGCTAAAAATGCAAATACTACAGTTGCTAATATTGAATCTTTAACTTCATTAAGCGATACAGCTGATCTTACTTCAATACCAGATATTGGTCCAGTAAGATTAAAAAATCCTATTGAGGGATTTTTCTCTGCGTTCACTACCATTCCAACAAATACTAGGGCTTTACAGGCTATAACTGGTAAAGCTCCAGTATTAGGAAATTTAAAATCTCACGTAATTGCATCATCACCATTTTCTATTTTTAGTACAATAGGTAATATTAGTGGTATTGATCCAAATGACTCATTAATAGGTCAACTTACAACCGCAGCTGCAGACACGGTTATTTCAAATATCAAGGATACAACAAGAGAAAGTTCATTTGCAAATTCTCTCGCTTCTGCAACTATAGCCAGACTTAGTTCTACTAATAATTTTGATGGTGGTATACTAACCAATTTACTTTTATTAGGAACCGATGTTTTAAGAAACGAGCTTGTATCAAACACCAATGGTTTACTAAGAGATTCTGTTTTAAATCAAGCTATGCAAGAAATAGTTTTAGGAAGAAAAGAAAATGCTGTAAATATTATACAGAAAGAACTGTCAAGTCTACCTAATCCTCCATCCAATATTGATAGTATTCTTAAGAGTGTTTATAGAATAGATCCTTCAATATCTAATATTGTGGCTAGTAGGGGTTCTCAATTTACTCAATTAAAGCCTGCTACTACTAAAGTAGAAAGATTAAATTCAAACGAACAGAATTTCCCTATTTCTTCTACAGTAGATAGGGGTGTTCCAAGTGCTTATGAATTTAAGTTTGTGGATAGTTTTGAAGAACTTATTGCAGATTTTAGAGGAACTAATAGAGAAATTACCGAGACAGTTGTTCATTGGACCGCACATTATACAGATCAAGGTCATGTTGGTTCGGAAGAATTACATAATATAGCAGTAAATAGAGGATTTTCAGGTTGTTCATACCATTATATAATTAAAAGAGATGGATCACTTCAGAGAGGAAGACCTTTAAATCGTATTGGTGCACACGCAAAAGCTAATGGACATAATAAGTATAGTATAGGCGTTTCAATGGTAGGCGGATATAATTGTAATAGTGGTAATCCACACTATAATAAATTTATTAGTGCTGAGTCTATTACATCAGAACAATGGAACACTTTAGATCAATTTCTTAGAGCTTTTTATGTTGTATGGCCTGGCGGTCAAGTTTGGGGCCACAATGATACTGATCCAGAATCAAAGGTTGACCCTGGTATTGATATGCAAGAGTATATACAAAATAAATTTAAGAAGAAAAATAAATCTGCATCAGGCACTCTTCCACCTTTATCTCCGTCTGAACTTGTGGGAGCAAGTAATACTAATGCAAAACCTTCATAGAGGATAAATCATGGTTACCGAAAATGATAGCATAAAAGAAAGAATTGCCACAGACGGCAAAGGTCAAGTTAATAATGAAGGTGTCCCTAGTGATGGCTTTGTTGATCCTGATGGTAAATATCCTAAAGATGAATATGTTGGAGAACCTTCAGTTAATAAAGGTGCACGAGGAACAAAGGTCCATAATTTAAAAATTAAAAATGGATCCATAGGCTGCGAAACTACTATTGCAAAACAACCAAAAGCCATTTATCCTTTAAATCAAGTAAATGAATCAACCTCTGGTCACATAATTGAAATCAATGATACTCCTGGCGGAGAAAGAATACTTATTAAACACAAAGATGGTGCTGGTGTTGAAATAAAACCTGATGGTACTATTATTGTTAATAGTTTAGGCAATAGAGTTGATCTGGTTTCTAAAAATCATGTTATGGCAGTTGAAGGCAATGGGTGTATTACTTATTACGGAAATTTAAATCTTACTGTTCAAGGAGATTATAACTTAGATGTAAAAGGCGATTATAATATAAAGGTTGGTGGAAATAATATTTTAAATGTAATAGGTAACTATCGTAAAAATATTGTAGGTCTTTTTAATGAGGTAATACAAAAAACTAAAACATCCACTGTATTACAAAAGGTTGCTAATACTTACTTAAGCGGCTTTGGCACATATACAAAGGGCAAATTTAATAATGAAGTTGATGGTACTGCAGAATATTCACATAGTGGTAATACATATATAACTTCTGAATCAGAAATTAGTATGTCTTCTCCAAATGTAAATATTGCTGCTTCAGATATATCAGTGTTTGGAGATGATGGAACTATCGGTGGTGATAATGTAACAATGTTTTCACAAAATAGTTATGTAGATAGAACTTTGCATGCAAGTGAAGTTGAAGCAAAGAAAACTATGAAAGCAAAGGTATTTCATGGGAGTTTAAATGGTACAGCAAAAGGTGCTATGAAAGCTGGTACCGCTGCTCTAGGAGCGTCACATAGTGGATCAGTAGATACTACTTCACACAGTAAAGAAGATCCTGTAGCACAAGGTAATAAATTTAAGCCAACTTCAACTATTGTCAATGCATTTTTATTTAATGAAGATAGAGGGGTCAGAGAAGTTAGAATTGATAGAGATGATGGAATATTACATGGTATTAATCAAATAAAAAATTCAGGTGGTATTACTGATAAAAAATTAAATACAAGTGAAGTCAGATCAAAATTAAAAGAGCAAACAAATTTAAATAATAATAAATTTTTACAAAGTCAGGTAGACAATAATAATTTAAATCCTGGATTTGCTTCTGTAGCACCAGAAAAAATCGGAAGAATTAAAGGTGAAGCTCAAACTGCCAGAACTGGTTATACACCAATAGGATCGAGACGAGAAGAAGCTTTAAGTAAAAAATATACACTTAGAGAGTCTTCCTCACGTGGCGTAGAAAGAACTATAACAGTTGATCCTCAATATGATCCCAATAAACAGAGTGATATTACTATGGGAACTAATCTCGGAAATGGTGTTCCTATTTCTAAATTTATAGCTAGTGCTAAAGATCCAGTAAATTTAGATCATACCACTAGTGCCGAACAAAGAAAAGATATAGCAAGAAATTTATACCCACATTCAGAGATAATTAATATATTCTATCAACTCGATCAATTTCAAGGATATAATTTAGTTGTTGCTGAAGGTTTATATAAACCAGGGCCAGAAGAAACCTTAACTCCTGGTGGTGTAAAAGAAGCTGCTAAAGATGGTAAGTTTGTTGTATATGAAGTTTATGATTCATTTACTGGTCAAATTTCAAATAATAAATCCTTTGATTTTGCGGTTTATTTAAAAGATAATGTTAATTATGAAAATTTAATTATGTACTATGATAACTATAATACTGATGGATCTTTACATTCTCAAGTGGGTGTTGGTATGCCAACCATACCAGAAAATTATACTGCATTTTTTAATAAAAAAATTGAAACGGTTTATAACGGGACTTCACAGACAACATCAGACTTAATCGAAGTATTACCTTAAAAACATTATAAATAATACAATAAAATAAGAGAAAAATATGCCATCAAGATCCTTGTCAATTGAAGATAGAAAATTAGATGCTGGAGTAAAAATAGTTGCTCCGAGCAGTAAAATATATTCCGATATTGATTTACTATTTAAAAATAAAAAGAATGGTGATATTTTTAAAAAAACTGATGCTAATGCAGTAAAGCAGGCTGTTAAAAATTTAATACTTACTAATCACTTTGAAAAACCTTTTATTCCGTTTTTTGGTGGTAGTATTAGAGATATGCTATTTGAACTTGGAGACGAGTTTTTAGATTTTGAAGTAGAACAAAGAATAAAATTAGCAATAGAGAATTATGAACCAAGAGCTAAAGTTATAGATGTATCCAGTACCTATAGAGATTATGCAAATTCTCTTGATGTCTCAATAACTTTTGTTGTATTAAGCACAAACGAAACAATTACACTAGAAACAGAAATTTCGAGGTTGAGATAATATGGCCACAAATATCACATCAACAGCTTTAGATTTTGATACTATTAAAAATAGTTTAAAAACCTATTTTGCACAACAACCGGAATTTTCTGATTATAATTTTGAAACATCAGGTCTTTCAAATATATTAGATGTTTTAGCATACAATACTCACTTTAATGGTCTTACTGCAAACTTTGCCACAAATGAAGCATTTCTTAATACTGCACAATTAAGATCATCTGTTGTATCTCATGCTGAGGCATTAGGTTATAGACCGAGGTCAAGAACACCTTCATCGTCATCTCTCACTTTATATGTTAATCTTTCTGGTGTTGCAAATCGTCCTTCATCTATAACTTTAAATTCTGAATGGGAATTTAATGCATCTAATGAATCTGAAACTTTTAAATTTATAACAGATAAAAACTATTCAGCTGTAGATGATGGAAATGGATTATATTCCTTTACTGATGTAAACGGAAATTCTAATATTAAAGTGTTTCAGGGAGAGTTTAAAACTAAAACATTTATTGTTGATGATACAGCAGAAAATCAAATATATGTGATCCCAGATGAATCTCTTGATACTGGAAAAATAACAGTAAATGTTTATGATACACCAACATCTACAAAATTTACATCATATTATTTTTTAGATACTGCTTTAACCGTAGATTCAACTACTACATTCTTTGATATAAAAGAAGCACCAAATGGATACTATGAAATTAATTTTGGTGACGGTAAGAGTTTCGGCAAATCTCCTGCAATTGGAAGTAAAGTTGTAGTTAGATATTTTTCATCAAGAGGAACTGATGCAAACGGTTGTTCTGGATTTAAAAGTGCAAATAGTTATGTTTTAAACGATGTAAATTATCCAGTCAACGTGCAAACACAGCAGTCTTCAACTGAAGGCTATGAAAAAGAAACAATAGAATCAATTCGTAAATTAGCTCCTTTACAATTTGCATCTCAAAAAAGATTAGTAACATCTGCAGATTATAGAGCAATGATTCTTGCTAACTTCCCTGTTGTAAAAGATGTTGCTGTATGGGGAGGGGAAGATAATGTGCCTATTGATTATGGTAAAGTATATATCAGTCTTCAATATCAAGATGGGACTTCGGAATCTGTAAAAACAGAAACCCAAAATAATATTGAAACTAATTTTACAAATAAACTTTCTGTTATGTCTATTTCAAATAAGTATGTGGCACCTGAGGAAACATATTTAGAAATAACAGGCAACTTTAATTATGATCCTAGTTTAACTAATGATACTGGTTCTGCAATTCAGACTTCTATTACTAACTTTTTACAAGAATATTTTACAAATACTTTAAATAGTTTTAATTCGTCTTTTAGTAAATCAGAAGTATTGACAGAAGTTAGTGATTTAAATAGAGCCATACTTTCTGCAAAAATGGATCTTAAGGTTCAACAGAGATTAAATGTAACAGTTGGTTCTTCAAAAAATTATAATATATATTTTCCAGTAATATTAATTCCAGCAGAAGCCCAAGATTATAGCATTGAATCTTCAATGTTTACTTATGGTGATGATGCGATTCGTTGTACTGTTAAGAATAAATTAAATTCAAATATATTACAAGTTGTATCAACTACAGGAACCATAATTGTAGAAGATATTGGTAGTTATAATTACCAAAAAGGTAGTGTTAATTTAAATGGCTTTGCTCCAGTTTCTATATCGACCGGTACCCCCTATATTACATTTAGTTCAACTCCTCTTGATCAAAGTATGATTTCTCCTCTTAGAAATTATGTACTAAGATTGGACACTGCAAAATTAAGAATGCAACCATTAAAGAATGAGCAAGATACAAAGGTAGCGCTGTAATATAATGTCTGAAGATAGAAATCATACTTCACTTAGAGCTGACTATGTAAGAGATATTCTTCCAGAATATTTTGTTGCTGATTATCCTAATCTTATTCAGTTTTTGGAAACTTACTATGATGCTTTAGATAGCGATGGTAATTTTGGTAGTACAATAAAAGATTTATATGAAATAAGAGATATTGGAAAAACAGATTTAAAATATCTTGATAATTTATTTGGTGAAATTGGTCTTAGTTTATCGTCACAATTTGTTTCTAATCCAAGAGAAATATTAAAAAATTTAGCCAAGTTTTTTAGAGTAAAAGGTTCACTTTATTCTGCTGAAGGTTTCTTTAGAGGATTCTTTGATACATCAGCAGAAGTTGAATACCCAAAAGATAAAATTTTTACTTTAGGCGATCCATTATCAATACTAGGATCTAAATCATCTAAGAAAATACAAGATGGTAGATTACATCAAGTATTATCTCATCTAATAAAAACTACAGTGCCATTAAAAGATTGGGAACAGCTATATAAAAAGTTTGTTCATCCTGCTGGATTCTATTTACACGGTGAAGCACAGCTTTATACAAACCCAAAATATAAACCTGTTGGTGTTCTTTCAGATGCAACTCCTCTAAACCTAAGAGTTGAAACTGATAGCGCCTTACCTAAATTAGCTGTAGATACTCGTATTATTAGTAAAACTGATATGGGAAATAGTGATATTCTTATTATGGATGGACATAAAGAATATGTGTGTGGAGCAAATACTAGAAGATTTCAGTACGCAAATATATTAGATTATGCCGATAGTGAAGGATGGTTTATTGAAGATAGTTATGGTAGAGCATTAGAAGGTCCTGGACTTTCTGTTAAAAATTCCGTAGATGCTGGATTATATAGTAATAAAGAAATTAATATAGCTGCAATAGATTTATCGCCGACACTAAAAAGTGAAGATAGTAATTATCAACCTGGGCTTTCTGAAGTACCAGGAGAGCCATATACAATATTTGAAGCGGCTCCAGCTAAGATTAAAACATTAGATGCAATAACTGGAATAACCACATCATCAACTTTAATTCAAATAGATGTACCTTTACAGTTAAATAAAACTCTTGAACAGATTACAAGAGGTGATAGTAAAACATATATTTCAAGAATATATTTAAATGGTGATTATTCATCAACTAAACTTGATATAGCATTACCTGGTTTAGGAGATTCCTTTGGTGGCGATCACTTCTGTATTGGCGGAGATTCGGATGCTGCTAATCATTCTTCTTATGTTGTATCTGCATCAGCACCAGTATTAAGAGTTGATAATATATTAGATTCTTATGGTATGTTAGATGTAAATATTAAAAAGACTGGATCTGGAACAATTGAAGCAAAATTTAATCTTTCGCATAAATTTAACAGCATATATGAGTGGATTAAGTATGATTCTAATGCAGTTTTTGATATAAATAGTTTTAATTATGGTGACAACCAAAGTATGAGAAATGTGACTATTCAAGAATTAAGAAATAAGAATATGTTATATTTAAAAGACGCAATAATTTAATAGGTAGAGCATGTCGACAATTGTAACACAAAACTTTAAGAAGGAACTCATGATTGGGACCATTCGTAGTATTAACAATACTACAGAGAACTATTATATTGGCGTGTCTCGATCTAATCCTTGGAATGCTGCAGATTCAGCACCAGCGGCTAAAGATAATATTAGGATTCAAAACGAATTCCGAAATGGTCTTCAATCAATACATCGGGTTGCAGCAGCTTCATTAGTTGTTCCTCGTAAATCTTGGTCTACTGGTTCCACATATCTTGCATACGATGATAAAAAAGATTTAGCTGATTATGGCTCTGAGTTTTTCTATGTTGCAAATAGTAATCATGATGTTTATATTTGCTTAAGACAAGGGACGGACGCAACTGGATCGGCGGTAGCTTCGACAGTTCAGCCTACAGGTTCTAATAATGATCCATTTGAAACATCTGATGGATATGTTTGGAAGTTTCTTTATACTATTAGTGCACTAGATGCTACTTTATTTATGACTAATGATCATATGCCTATTGATCGTATTTTAGCCACAGATTCAAATTCTACTGGCAATGAAATAAAACAATATGAAATTCAAAGTACTGCAAAGCCTGGTATGATTACAGCGTTTGAAGTAACAGCAGGCGGTACTGGTTATACTAATCCATCAGTCAATATTAATGGTGTTAATTATCCAACACTTGTTGATTTTACTTTAGATTCTCCTTCAGGTACAATTGTAAAGGCAGAATATAATCCTGATTCCTCAGGTACTACTTTAAACTATGTTCACGGATTAAGAGGTGCACAAATAACTCTCACTGATTCTAATGGAACAAATGGTGAAGTGAGAGCCATTATGTCCAGTGGATTAGGCATTGGTGGAGATGCATCTTCTGATCTTAAGTGTGGTTCTATGATGATTGGTGTGAGAGTTGATGGTAATACATCTGACTGGTTACTTAATCAAGATTATAGACAGATTGGTATTATTAGAGGAATTAAAGATTCTGCTCAAGGTACCCAGTGGACTAATCTTACTGGTGGTGCTTTACAATCTATGACTCTTGCAACACAAACGGTTGCATTTACAACAGATGAAGTTATTGTTGGTGCTACAAGTGGAGCAAAAGCATACGTTGATCAAACTAATGGCAACACAATTCTATTCCATCAAAATGATTCAACTGGTTATGTTGGATTTGTAGCAAATGAAACTTTAACAGAAATGAGTGGACCTGGACAAGGTACTGTAGGTAATCCACTTATAGCATCAGAGGTTGATCCATTTACAGGTGAAATACTGTATATAGATAATAGGTCTGCAGTAACTAGAGTTGCTAATCAGACAGAAGATATTAAAATAGTTATTCAATTGGATGAGTGTTCATGACCGTAAACTATACTAAAAATTTAGAAGCCCAAATTTATAAAGACGACTTTGACCCAGACAAAGGGTTCCATAAAGTATTATTTAAAAGCGGTAAGGCACTTCAAAGTAGAGAATTGAATCAGCTTCAATCTATTATACAAGAAGAAATTAAAAGACTTGGCACTAATCTTTTTAAAGAAGGTGCTTCACTTGAGTCTGCTGCTCTTACTTTTAATAATCGTTATAGATATATTAAACTTAATACTGATCCAACTGATGCTACAACTCCTGGTGTTTCTTTACCGAGCAATGTTTCTAACTTTAAAGATAAGGTTTTTGTTGGTCAACTTTCTGGTATTTCCGTAAAAGTTATTGAAATAGTAGAAGCTGAAGGATCAGATCCGGCGACAATTTATGTCCAATATCTTGACACTCTAAATGGAACATCTGGAACAGAGCCGGCTTCCGTAACTCCTGGTGAAGAGTTACTTGAAAAAGACGGTTCGGTTGTTCTAGTTGTTCAGACAACTGATACTACTGCAGACCCAGCAACCGGCTATGGTTTTAGAATTTCTACTGGTGCAGCTTCATTTTTTGCTGAAGGGCACTTTGTTCATGCTCCAAAACAGAGTTTAATTGTTGCTAAGTATTTCTCAAATCCAACTGCCACAATCGGTTTTAAACTTACACAAGTAGTAACTACGGCAGATGATGACGATTCTCTATATGACAACCAAGGAGATTTACCAAATTATACTGCTCCTGGTGCAGACAGATATACAATTAATTTAGAACTTGTAAATAAAAATACTATTCAAGCCGATGAAACATTTATTTATTATGCTAAAATTGAACATGGATTCCTTGTTGAAGCAGTTACTGGATATGATCAATATAATAAAATTAATGATATTATGGCTGTACGAACAAAAGAAGAGTCTGGTAATTATACTGTAAAGCCATTTAGACTTTCTTGGGATGAACATTCATCAGATAATACAAAACTATCTTTAGGTGTAAGTAGCGGTACAGCGTATGTAAATGGCTATAGAGTTAGTAAAGCATCTGCTAGTACTTTAGATATACCAAGATCAACTACCACTATTACACAAGAAAATAAAGGTATTTCTGGAACATATGGTAATTATATATTAGTTGAAGCTGGATTCTTTGGCATTCCAGATGTTAATATTTTTGAACGAGTAGATATTAGTGACGATACTACAGGAACTGCGGCGTTTGGTGTTAATGATAAAATTGGAACACTAAGAATTAGAGGTATAGATCCAGGTGAACCAGGATCTAATACATTTAAAGTGTATGTATTTGACATTGAAATGAATGCAGGTAAAATATTTAATAGAGATGCTAGAGCAATCGGTTTAGATAGTGGAGCTTGTAGTTGTGAAAGACAAGAAATGAGACTTGTCAGATCGAATAATAAAGTTATAATATATGAAACTCAAGCTAATGAGTTATTCTTTAAAATACCGGGTAATAGACCGAGTGCAGTTTCAGATATTTCCATGACTCTTGCAAAAAGATATAGGGGTACTGCTGCAGCTAATGGTTCAATGACAATAACTGCTTCAGCAGGAGAAGTATTTACAGACACTGCTAATTGGATTATTTCAGATCCAGGTGGTTTAACAACCGGACAATCTCCTACATATAGTGGAGTTGGTACATCAAGTGTTACGATTACGGGCCTAGTTAGTTCTAAAAATGGTGGTACAATTGCTACAGGATTTGATCAATTTGAAGTATATGCTTATACATTTAAGGGTGCATGTAGTGTAGCTTCTAAAACAAAAGTTACAACTACAGCACTGGTCACTTTTAATCCGAGTACAGGTGTTGCACAGTTACCCTATACTGACGTCATCGGCGTAGAAGAAATTAGAATATTGGCTTCTAACGGAAATCTTGTTACAGATAAATTTGAAATAGATGGTGGTCAAAGAGATAATTCATACCAAAAAGGTTCTATCACTATTAAACCAGGTAGAACAATTACTGGTAATTATCAAAATGCAACCCTTCAGTTATTTGTTAAATTCTCTTATTTTGCTCATGGTTCCGGTGACTTCTTTGGTCCTAGCTCTTACTCAACAATTGATTATCAAGATATTCCTAATTATCAATTAGCAAATGGTCGCTATGTAGATTTAAAAAATTATCTCGACTTTAGATCATCAAAAGGAAGTAGTGGCACATATTCGACTACTGATGCCGAGATATTTATTTTACCAAAACAAGGTTCAACTATTGTTGCAGATGTTTCATATTATCAACCAAGATATGATAAGTTAGTTCTCACACAACAGGGCGAATTTAAATATATAAAAGGAACACCATCTTTAAATCCTAAGTTTCCTTCAATACCTGATGGTACTATGGAGCTCCATAGAATTAGATTAAATGCTGGAACATTTGGTCCAGATGATTTAACATTCTCTATGCTTGATAATAAGCGTTATACAATGAGAGATATTGGTAAATTAGAGAGAAAGATTGATGATCTTGCAGAAGTAACATCTCTTACACTATTAGAAATGGATACAGCTAATATTGATGTGTTAGATTCTGATAATAGAAATAGAACAAAATCTGGATTTATGGCAGATAATTTTGAGAATCAGTATTTCTCGGATATTACACATCCAGGATATTCAGCAGCTATTGATCCAAGAAATAAACTTATAAGACCAAGAGCAATTACAAATAATATTGGTCTTTATTATGATTCAAATGCATCTACAAATACTATTATGAAAGGTGATAATGTATATACAACTTATAATACAACGCCTTATATTGTCCAAGATGTTGCATCATCTACTGTAAATGTTAATCCATATTTAAATTTATTTTATAATGGTGCAATGACACTTTCTCCAGCATCTGATGATTGGTATGAAACTGATTATACTCCAGATAAAATTATTCCAGGTGGTACATTACTTAATACTGATTTAGCCCTCCAATGGGGAGACCATGAGTGGAATTGGGGCGGCACTGATATAAATGATCTAAAGGTTGGTGATGATCAATCCATTACTTCAGAAATTGCTAGAAATAATTGGACAGAAAGAGTCGGATATTTTTGGAATAGAAAAACCACAACTGGGACTGATGTAACAAAAGAAACCGTTGTTAATAGGGTTGTTGCTTCAGAAACAGTTAGAGAAATTATTGATGATAGAATTGTAGATGTTGCATTTATTCCATTCATGAGGTCAAAGTTAGTAACTTTCCAAGCTGAAGGTCTTGCACCTAATACTCAAGTATTTGCTTATTTTGATGGCAGATCTGTTGCTAAGTGGGTAAGACAGGAATCGTTTAGTGGTGTTAATGTAACAAAACAAACCGATGTAAGTAATCTTTATAAAGCTGCAACTGAATATCCTTTAGCTGGCGGTAAGACAAAACTGTATACTGACGGACAAGGTAAGATTCAGGGCGCATTCTTTATTCCATCTTCTAATACAAGAACAGCAGGAACAACAAACTTTAGAACAGGTGATATTGAATTTACTTTATTAGATATTACTGAGTTTAATAAAAAGAATGCAAGCTGTGCCGCTTCGGCAATCTTTAGTTCTACTGGTACTCTTACTACAAGACAAGAAGATGTTTTATCTACACGTCTTCTTCACATTGTTGGAACAAGTACAACATCTACAGAAACAATTAATGTGTCATCCTCTGGCGGTGGCGGTGGAATAGATATTCTTGGAGCGGTTAATACAGTTGGTAGTGGTATTGCAACAGGAATTGGAGAGGTTCTTCAAGGAGACTTAATTGGCGGTGTTTCATCAGCCGTTGGTGGTGTAGCAGATGCTGCTGGAGATTTAATTAGTGATACAGTAGGTGTTGTTGAAGATGTATTTAATTTTGTAAAAGATATATGTTTCTTTGATCCTATTGCTCAGTCTTTCCTTGTTACGGAAGCAAATGGTGTATTCTTAACAGAAGTAGGTTTATTCTTTGCTAAGAAAGATACAAGTGAACAACCATTCCCAGTAACTATTCAAATTAGACCTACTGTAAACGGTCATCCATCTTCTGATCTTTCGCTTCCAGGATCTATTGTTACTATTCCAGCAAGTGATGTTGTTGTTTCAACAGATGCTTCAGCAGAAACAAGAGCAGTATTTAAAGAACCAGTATATTTAAAACCATTTACCGAATATGCAATTGTAGTTATTTCTAATAGTGATGCATATGAAGCATATATTTCAAAAATGGGTGAATTTAAATTAGGTTCTACAACCGAAAAAATTAATACTCAACCATATCTTGGTTCATTCTTTAAATCTCAAAACAATAGAACATGGGAGCCAGATCAGATGTCTGATCTTAAGTTCACATTATATAAAGCTGAGTTTAATGCAAACCTTACAACTAAAGCAATATTTAAAAATGTTGCAGTTCCAAGAAAGATTCTTCAAAGTGATCCAGTAGAATTATTCTTTAAAGATAGTTCAGATTTCTCTGATGTTTATATTAGAAGCCCACTTCATGGTTTATATGCCGGAGATACTGTTAATTTAAATGGAGTTATTGGAACTCCAGTAGATAGCGATTTAAACAATAATCCATATACTATTACTGAAGTTGATCCTACAGGATTTGTAATTACAGTTCCGACTCTTACTTCGCCTTCTCCATATTATAATTCTATAACTGGTGGTAGCGCCGTAACTGTTGAACAAGCTTATAATTATAGTACAATTTGGCCATCAGTGCAAGCAATTGAACCGCCTTCAACTAGATTAGACTATAATATTAAAATGGCAGCTGGTAAATCATATGCAGATAATAGTTCTAATGCTATTAATAATGCAGATATTTTAGATACTGTAGCTACAGTAGTTGCACCTAATCAAGATAATGAACTTGGTGTTATGAAAAGAGTATCGCCACCATCTAAGCTTGCGACATCTATGGTATTAGAAGCGGAAATGAAATCAAGTAATGTTTATGTAACACCGGTTATTGATCTTCAAAGAACATCAGCAACTCTTATTACAAATCTTATTGATAATCCAAGCAATGTTCAGAGTACAACACAGAATAAGCCTATTGAGTGGTCTCACGCTTTAGACAGTGATACCATAAATTCTATAATGGGGACTGTAAATCAAACAGCATCATATAACCCGTTATTTGGTGAGACAAGAGAAAATGGTCCTGCTTCTGCAAAACATATTACTAAGCCTGTGCGTTTAGCAGCTTCTGCTGTTGGGCTAAAAATTATTATGGGTGCTAATAGACCATCCGACACATTTATTGATATGTATTATAGAGCATCAAAAGCCGATACTCTTGTCGGAACAACTTGGACAAGAATTGACTCAGAAAAACCAGTTCAAACTGATGATGATACAAGTATATTCAGAGAGTATCGTTATTTAGTTGGTGCTGTTGATGGAACCAGTGATGAATTTACACAGTTCCAATTAAAAATTGTTCTAAGGTCTACTAATCAGACTAAAGTACCTAAATTAAATGATCTAAGAGTGATTGCACTAGGAGACTAGATTGGAAGATTATAGATATGCTAAAGTGGAAAACTATCCCGGCTATAAAAGAGATTTAGAAACTGGGGCAATAGTAATTACTGATGAAGAAGCCTTAATTAAGTCAAGGCAGATTTTGAAAAAGAAAAGAAAAGAAAAACAGGAATTAGCAAAATTAAAAGATGATGTTGCAGAAATCAAAGAACTGCTTTCAACACTTTTAAATAAAATAGGTGATTAATGGCAAGGCAAATATATGTAGACCTAAGTAACTCCATTGAAGCATGGAGACAGAAGACCAACTTGATGGGAGACTACATCGGCGATTTAGATAATCTTGCCGCACCAGCGCCCTATGATTCAAGTATTGTTTCAGCATTTAATTATTTAGATGCTACTGTATTAGATTCATCTGAAACAAGAAATCTTATTTCACTTACAACATCTGGACCTAATGCTCTTGCTTCTTTAACATATAATAATGCTAATGGAGAATTTACTTTTATTACAAATCCTCTTACGCCTAGTTTAGTACCAGCTCTTCCTGCTGGTAAAATAACATCAGGTTCTTTTAATCCAGCAAGAATTCCTAATTTATCTGCAACTAAAATTACTTCAGATAAATTAGGTTTAGCTCACGTTCCGGATCTACCTGCAAGTATTATCACATCAGGAATTTTAGATTCAAATAGAATACCAAATACTCGTGGATCAAAGATTATAAGCGAATTACCTTTAGAGCATATTCCACCTTTACCTCTTGATGTTATGCCGCTTGAGTTAGATTCTTTAGGCTTTGGATTTCCAACTGATCTTTATGGTTCTAATCCAGATGGTCCAGTTCTTCTTACTAATTTACAAACAGTAAGTGGTAATAAAACATTTACTGGTGGTGTAACTATGTCATCTAATCTTACGATTAATGATCATGTTTTATCTGCAAGTAATAATACATATAATATAGGTGAAAATACTAATAGATTTGCCACCATGTATGCTACAACCTTTAATGGTGTTGCAACTTCTTCACTATATGCTGACCTTGCGGAAAAATATACAACACGTGAAGAATTGATTCCAGGTACTGCTGTTGCTGTTTCAAATAGCGAAGAATATGAAGTTAGAGAAGCAACTATGTCAGATTATTGTATTGGCGTAATCTCTACCGAACCAGCACTTATGATGAATAGTGAAGCTGAAGGTCAATATGTAGGTCTAAAAGGGCGTGTTCCAGTAAGAGTAAAAGGTCCTGTTAATAAAGGTCAAGCCGTTCATGCACTAGAAAATGGTGTAAGTACAACTCTTAAAACAACGGCTTTAGTCGGTATTGCTCTTGAAACAAATTTAGCTCAAGAAGAAAAGCTAGTTGAATGTGTTCTTAAAGTGTAAGGATGTAATATGGTTGCTGGAAATGTAATAGGAAATACAGGCGATTTAGTAGATGAACTTCCTATAATTACAAAATTTAAAGAACTATTTCACGATAAAGTTGTTTCGGAAATAGTTTGGTCTGGAGAAAATGGGCCCGATGTTCAGAGTGATCCTAATGTTGCAGCTGCCTTTGGCGCACCTCTTGAACTTACAGAGCCAAAAGTTCTTAATTTAGGTACTAGAAGTAATGTAGAATTTATAGCTGTTGCTGGAGGTGGCGGCGGTGGTGCCGGCAGAGATAATGGCGGACCGCACGCCGGGCCGAATGGTGAAGTATCTGGAAAAAACGGGACTAATACTAAATTTGAATTTAGGGCTGGATCAGCTGATGGAACTCTTATATCATCATATGACTTGGTTGGTGGTGATGGCGGCATAAGTTGTAATATCAGTTGGAGCAGAAAACCGAGACAAATACATTTACAAAATGCTTTAGATATTGTATCTTCAGATACAAACTATAATATTATAGGTGAAGGTGGTTCTACTGCTGAAAGAAGACGTGGAACTGATGCTACTGGCTTTGGTGCTGGAGGCGGCGGAGGTGGTGGCGATCAACCATCGCCGGCAATCAAGATTGGGTTTATTACTATAGGTTTTGATGAATCTGGTAATGGCGGTAGCCGCGGTGTGGGTGGTGAATTTAAAGAAAAAAAAGAAGACTTTTCTGCGTATGCAGGACAAAATATATATTTGGTGATTACTCAAGTAGGTGCAGGTGGTGTAGGAGCTGATGGAGAGAATGATGGAGGTAATGGTGCTCCAGGTGTTGTAATAATAAAAGAAGCAAAACCTACTTTAATACCCGAAAGCGGGCCTGTGTTTGATGAACAAGGATTAATCCAATCTTTACGGGGTGATGATCATCTCGGTTTAGGTTATAAAATTGATGGAAATAAAATATTTGATGTATTTTTAAATGAAGCAAATAAATATACTGCTATTAGAAAATTACAAGTTATAACCGCACGTGATGATGGTTCTATATACAATGAAACACAGGTTGCTTATTTAGGCTCACAATTTATAACTAATATAGATATTACAACTTCAGCTTTAGTTGCAGATGAGAATAATTTAGATCCTTCTGAACTAAACGAAGACGAAAATATTATACAATATTTTAATAATTTATATTATGGTTGGACTCTTATAAGAGATGATCCTATTATAAATGGTGTATTAGGATTAGGATCAGATCCTCTACCAACATTTGATCCTAATACTGGATTATTTTCAACATCACCCACATCAGTGAAATTATATACAACAAGCCAATCTTGGAGACCAACAACTTTACAGAATGTTGGTCTTGTTGCCGTAGGCGCGGGAGGTTCGGGCGGGCTTGGATCTCAAAGCTATGGAGGCGGCGGCGGCGGTGTTGCTATAAGAATACTTCAAGTCACGCCTGGTGAAATCTATAATTTTAATATAGGTTTTGGTGGTGCAGCAGTAAATTCCGGAAGTAATGGTGTAAATGGTGGAAATACATCTATATCAGGAGGCGCGTTAAGTTCCACAGTGTTTGGTGGTGGCGGCCAAAGAGGCGAAGCAACAGGCGACGCTCCTACTAATGGTGGAACGGCTTCAGGTGGAGATTATAATATAGACGGTGGTAATGCCGCAGGGGCCGCCTCTGGAGAACAAACATCCGGTGGACCGGCTGGTGGACCAGATGCTTCGATTTCAGAAGTAAATGTTGTTCCTTCAAAATTTACATCATCTTCAGATTTAACAAAATCTAATGGTACTGCAATATGTGGGAGCGGTAAAGGCACATCCTCTTCCGGTGGTAACTTTGGTGGTGGTGGCGGAGCTGCTGCTAGTGGGTATACTGGAGCTGGATCTCAAGGTGTTGTTGCAGTATTCTTTTTCTAAAATATATGATAATTTGTTATAAATAGTATTAATTAAAAATTTAGAGATGGTATAAAAATGGCCAGAAAACCTACAGTTAATTTGACAGATACATTTGAGACTTTTAGACAAAAAACAAATCTCATCTCAAGTAATGTCGGCGATCCGGATAATTTAACAACTCCGGTGACTACTGATCTTGTTCAGGCTTTAAATGAAATTAATGGTAGAACAACTCAATCTTATATTCGTAATAGTGTCTCATTAAACGCAAGTAATAATGCATTACATGCATCTATGTCATATAATGCAGCAACTGGTGTATTTTCTTTCCAGTCTAATACAATTACAGATTCCGATATTCCTACATTAGATGCAAGTAAAACTGGAACTGGAATATTTGATGCGCAGCGTATTCCTGGATTAGATGCTTGTAAGATTATTACGGGTGTTCTTGATTCTGCTAGAATGCCGGTTGGTTATTTTGATAAAGAATTTTTAAATAATACAACCGATGATCTTCAAGAAGGTTCTACAAATCTTTATTATACAGATCAAAGAGTACACGCTGCTGTAGGAATATATCCTGGCGACTCAACACTTGATTATAATACCGCTACAGGACAATTTAGAGTTAATCTTGCAGGTTTAAATCTTGCTTTAGGTGTAGATTCAGCAACTTCAATTAATCTTGCACAAGGAGCAATTGATTCTGCATATATTAATGCAAGAGTAGATGCTGATTCTGGTATTGCTCTTAGTGATCTTTCGGTTTCGACAGGATCTGCTTCTGGTGGTGGTACTTTAACTTATAGTGATAGTACTGGTGTATTTAGTTTTTCTCCAGCAGATATGTCCACTGCGGGTACTAGAGTTTATAGACAAAATATTTCAATAGTTAATGGAACTATAGCAGCATCATATCAATGGCCCGCTACTAGTTTTCCTAGTGGAATATCTCGTAAACCAGATGCTATTAATACAAAATTAGTTTGTACTGTTGCGTCCGGTGGGTATTCAGTCGGAGACGAAATATTCTTACCTCCGCATTTTAATGAACCTGCTGGAGATGATCAAGGATATAATATATCATGGGATAATAGTGCTTCCAAACTTATATCAACTATTGGTCGTGATCATTGGTCGTTTCTTCAATCAAGAACGGGCGGTACAGCCTTTAAGGCTCTTGTAACACAATGGGACGCGATTCATAGTTTAGTTTGGTATGGAACAGATGCGGATGAAGATATAGACACAATTGGCAGCATGAGCGCTCTTTAAGGAAGAAAAGTAATGGTAAGAATATTAGATTTAACCCCAATACAACAAGCTGATATAGATTCAAATGACCATCTTGTTATTTCTAATGTCGGTGGAACACCGATGGCTTCTTCAAGAGTTAGTATCACTGATTTAATCGGATATATTAATTCGGGCGGAAATTTGTACGCAACAACTCTTCAAATTGATAGTTCAATTCAAGCTAATAATACATTACATTTTCCCTTTACTATAAATGCTGGGTTAGGTCTTGATAGTTTATCAAACGGCATTTTAGATAGTGCTAATGATACAATTACAATTAATCATACTGCTAGTGCCGCTACATCAATTACCAGTGCTGGTACATCAAATATTATTCGTAATATTACCTTAGATGGCGCTGGGCATATTTTATCCATAGATGAATCAAATGGTGGTAACATATTCTTAGAGTCTGCCGGTGTATTTGCAGGTACAGGTTTATCTGGTGGTGGTCAAATTACTCCAGGTAGTGGTCCTGTTTATATCTCTCATCCAACTGCTGGTGGTTTATCTAATTCAACAAATACTGGTACTAATGTTTTACAAAGTATTACATTTGACACGTATGGTCATGGTGCATCAGTAACCCCAGTTGATTTAACAACTGTTATTGATTCTTCATATATTAATTTTAGAGCAAGCTTTTATACAGACAGTGATGTTGAAGCTTTAGTTGATTCAGCTTATATCTCAGCAAGAAGTCCCGATTTTGTAAGTGCTACTTCAGGAGATTCAATGGTTGGAGACTATTATATTACTGGCGAATTATTTGTATCTGGTAATATTACAGGTTTTGCAAACTTTTCGGATATAACATTAAAAGAAAATCTTGAAATTATTAATGATCCAGTAGATAAAGTAATGAATCTTAATGGCTATACTTTTAACTATATTGGTAGTGATATTCGTATGCCAGGTTTAGTTGCTCAAGAAGTTGAAGAAGTGTTACCAGAAGCGGTATATGAAACACCTCAAGGTAAAAAAGCGCTACACTATGCAAACATGGTAGGACTACTCGTAGAAGCTGTAAAAGAGCTGAAAGCTGAGGTAGAAGAACTGAAAACAAAGATAGGGTAACATGCCGGATTACAGTCTCTTCCCAGCAACAAAAGGAAATCAGTTTTCATTTGATGATTTTAGAACTGCATTAGATGTAGGTAATAGTCAACCTATTTCTTTTGCTGATTTATATCCTGGTGGAGTGTATATACCAGATGATAATAATTTCTTTACTTTTTTATTATCGGTTCCAGATACTGGTGAAGTTTCTATAAATGATTTTCAGAGAAACGGTACTTCATTAGCAGATTTTACCA